AACTGGCTGAAGGTGAAGAGCCATCACCGCAGGCTGCTCAAGATGCGCTAAACGCCATGAATCAGATGATTGATTCGTGGAATACCGAGCGTCTGGCTGTGTTTTGCACCGAAGATCAGGTGTTTAACTGGCCGCCGGATCTAATCACCCGCACCCTTGGCCCGACCGGCGATTTCGTCGGCAATCGTCCTATTCTGATTGACGATGCAACGTACTTCCGCGATCCGCAGACCAACGTGTCTTACGGCATCAAGCTGATCAACCAGCAGCAGTACAACGGCATTGCGGTTAAGACGGTTACTAGCACCTACCCGCAGGTTATGTTTGTGAACAACACGTTCCCAGACATCACCATGACCATCTACCCCAAGCCAACGCGCGTGCTGGAGTGGCATTTTGTGTCGGTGCAGCAGCTAGATAAACCGGCTACTTTGAACACCGTACTGTCGTTCCCGCCGGGCTACCTGCGCGCGTTCAAGTACAACCTAGCGATGGAAATTGCCAACGAGTTTGGTGTTGAGCCTATGCCGCAGGTTACTCGGATTGCGATGACGTCTAAGCGTAATCTGAAGCGCATCAACAACCCAGACGACGTGATGTCGATGCCTTACTCGCTGGTCGCTACTCGCCAGCGGTTCAACATCTACGCCGGTAACTACTAAGCCGTGAAAACACCTATCCTCGGTCAAGCCTACGTGGCTCGCAGCCTTAACGCTGCAGCCGCGCGTATGGTCAACTTGTACCCAGAGATTACACCGTCACCGGAAGGCAACGAGCCTGCGTACCTGAACCGAGCGCCTGGCTTGCGTAGGCTTGCTACCGTTGGCACCGGCCCTATTCGCGGCCTGTGGTCTTATGGTGGGTACGGTTACGTGGTGTCCGGGTCGCGGCTGTACCGCGTCGACACCAACTGGACAGTCACTCAGATCGGCGGCGTGTCGGGCACCGGCCCCGTATCAATGGTCGATAATGGCACGCAGCTTTTCATTGCGGCTAACCCAGACGGCTACATTTACGACGCCTCGACACAGGCGTACGCCGAGATCACCGACGTAGACTTTCCAGGCGCGGTGACGGTTGGCTATCTTGACGGCTATTTTGTATTCCAAGAGCCGAACTCTCAGAAGTTTTGGGTGTCTGAGCTGTTGGATGGTACGCAGCTTGACCCGCTGAGCTTTGCCAGCGCCGAAGGTATGCCCGATAATTTAGTGTCGCTGTTTGTCGATCACCGCGAGGTGTGGCTGTTTGGCACCCAGTCGGTTGAGGTCTGGTACAACGCAGGCGACACGCCGTTTCCGCTGGCTCGTATCCAAGGTGCGGTCAATGAACTAGGCTGCGCGGCAACCTTCTCGGTTGCCAAAATGGACAACTCGCTGTTCTGGCTAGGGTCTGACGCCCGTGGTCAAGGCGTGGTGTTCCGTGCTAACGGCTACACTGGTCAGCGCATCTCTACCCATGCGGTTGAGTTTGCTATCCAGAGCTACGGCACAATTTCAGACGCTATTGCGTTTACTTACCAGCAAGACGGCCATGCTTTTTACGTGTTGAGCTTTCCGACCGCCCAAAAAACGTGGGTGTTCGATGTGTCTACCGGCGCATGGCATGAGCGAGCAGGGTTTGCTAACGGTGAGTTTATCCGTCACCGTGCTAACTGCCAGATGTTTTACAACAATCAAGTGGTGGTAGGCGACTTCCAAAACGGCAAGATTTACGCTTACGACCTTGATGTGTTTGCTGACGACACGCTGCCGCAGAAATGGCTGCGGTCTTGGCGGGCACTGCCGACCGGCCAGAACAACTTAAAACGTACTGCTCAGCACGCGCTGCAGCTTGAGTGCGAGACAGGCGTTGGCCTTGCTACCGGCCAAGGTAACGACCCGCAAATCATCATGCGTTGGTCAGACGATGGCGGCCATACTTGGTCGAACGAACATTGGACGGGCATGGGTAAGATCGGCAACTACGGCTACCGTGCTTTTTGGCGGCGGCTTGGCATGACTGCTAAGCTGCGCGACCGCGTGTACGAGGTGTCCGGCACCGACCCCGTCAAGATCGCCATTATGGGCGCCGAACTTGCGTTGACCGGCACCAATGCCTAACGCAGATAACGAACCGCAGATACCCAAGAACCAATCGCCGATCACCGATGATCGGACAGGGATGGTGTCGCGGGATTGGTATCGGTTTTTCCTAAACCTACTTAACAAAGCCAACCAAGGCGGCGGCGGTGGCACAGGCACAGTTACGTCGGTTAACGTGTCGGGCGGCACAACGGGCCTGACGACCTCGGGCGGCCCAGTCACTACCTCTGGCACCATCACGCTGGCTGGCACCTTAGACGTCGATAACGGCGGCACAGGAGCCACTACAGCCTCTGGCGCGCGGGCTAATCTAAGTGCTGCGGTCTTAGGCACTAACAACGACATCACGTCGATGACGGGCGTAACAGGCGGTATCTCGTCGCCCGACTTCATTCAGTTCGACACAACCGCCACCGTCACTGACGCCACGGGCAGGCTGTATTACGACGACGAAGATCAGTTCCAAACGCTGACGTTCCAAATGAACGGCGCGGCAATTCAGCGCGTTGGTGAAGAACTGTATTACCGCGTCAAGTTGTCATCCGCAGCAACCAAAGGTCAAGTGCTGATGTTTACTGGGAGCCAGCGGCGGCCTGACTGCCGCGCCAGCCACTGGGTTGTTGCCCGAGCAAGCCAATTACATTTTAGGGCTAGCGCACGAAAGCGGCATCACCAACGATTGGGTGTTTGTCACCACGTTCGGCGAAGTCAAGCAGATTGACACCACGGGCGGGGCGGAGACGTGGGTGCAAGGCGATGTCCTCTATTACAACCCGTTGGTAACCGGTGGCCTAACCAAATTTAAGCCTACCGCACCTGCGGCTATTTGTTCGGTAGCTGCGGTAATTAACGTCGGCGTGTCTAACGGCATTTTGTTTGTGCGCCCGACTTACGGCTCGGTGCTGGGCGGCACGGACGGCAACGTCAACTTTACGTCGTTGGCTTCCGGCAATACGCTGATTTATGACGCGGTAGCGGGTGTGTGGGAAAACGCCAATCTGACTGACGGCACGGGCATTAACATCACAGAAGGCGCCGGGTCGATTACGATTACCAACAGCGGCGTGACCAGTGCTATAGCGGGCACCGGCATTTCGGTGTCTAGCGCCACAGGCGATGTAACCATTACGAATACCGCGCCAGATCAGACCGTGTCTTTGACCGCCGGCACAGGCATCAGCACGTCAGGCACGTACCCCAGCTTTACTATCACCAATACTGCGCCTGATCAGGTGGTGTCGTTGACCGGCGCTGGCACGACCAGCATCTCGGGCACGTACCCTAACTTCACCATCACGTCGAACGACCAGTACGTCGGTACGGTCACAAGCGTGTCTGGCACCGGTACGGTCAACGGCATTAGCTTGTCGGGCACGGTGACGTCCAGCGGTAGTCTGACACTCGGTGGCACCCTAACCGGCGTTGATCTAACTACGCAAGTCACCGGCACGCTGCCGATCGCTAATGGTGGTACCGGCCAGACGACCGCCAGCGCAGCATTTAACGCCTTGTCGCCGGTCACCAGCACAGGCGACTTGATCATCGGTAACGGCGCGAATAGCTCTACCCGCCTGCCGATTGGTGCCAACAATTACGTGCTGACCTCGAACGGCACGACAGCGGTTTGGGCGGTAGCGACCGGCTCGGGCGCGACAATTACCAACGACACCAGCACGTCAACGAACGTCTATCCGACCTTCGCTGCAGCTACGTCTGGCTCGCTGTCGACCATCTATACCAGCAACGCCAAATATCTGTACAAACCTAGCACAGGTGAATTAACATCGGAGCATTTTATAGCAGGCAACGGCATCTATGTTAACAGTTTGACTATAGATGTCAGCTATACAATTGCTTCAGGTACGTCAGGTATGTCGTCAGGGCCAATTACCGTGGCTAGCGGCACAACGGTGACGGTGGCAAGCGGCTCACGGTGGGTGGTGCTATGAACGCGGTTGAGATATTTAACCCCGATGGCACACAGCTTGTTACCCCGGAGTTGATGCGGCAAAAGGTTGTTGCGCTACAAGATGAGCTGTTGCAAGCGCCGCAAGCCGATATTGTAACGATGCACACGTTTTTGCCGGGTGTGTATGAGCGAAAGATTACTGTGCCGCCTTGGACTGTATTGACGGGCGCAGCGCACAAAACAGGTTACCGCGTGCGGTTGGAAAAAGGCACGATTGCGGTAAACCGCGAGACAGAAGTAGTTGTGTTGACGGCGCCAGTTGAGTTTGATGCAAAAGCAGGGGAACAGCGCGCAGGGCGCGTGTTTGATGATGAAGTTGTTTGGGTAGATATTTATGACAACCCAGATGATTGCCAAGACTTAGATGTACTTGAAGACCGTCTGTATGTAGTGCCTGAGTGTGGGCTAGGTGACGCCCGTAAACGACTGGCGCTTAAAAATGAAATTGAAAGCGTGAAGGAATTGTCATGGCCGGATGGACAGCAGCCGCAATCGTAGGGGGCGCCGTTGTAGGTGGTATAGCGTCAAATCAAGCCGCTAGAACACAAGCCCGCGCGGCAGACCGCTCAACCGCAGCGCAAGAACGAATGTTCAATCGTCAGGTTGAGCTGCAGGAGCCGTTCCGTCAGGCAGGCGTTAACGCGCTGCCTGAACTGGTGGAAGCATCTCGCTACACGCCGTTTGGCATGGAGCAGTTCCAAGAAGACCCAGGGTATGCGTTTCGCATGAAAGAAGGTCTGCGTGCGCTAGAGAACACGGCAGCAGCGCGAGGCGGTTTGATGTCAGGCAATCAAATGCGAGGAATCACGCGTTTTGGCCAAGAGCTAGGGTCGCAAGAATTTGGAAATGCGTTTAACCGCTATCAAGCCGAACGTGCCGCGCGTCTTAACCCGCTTCAGTCGTTGACAGGCATGGGGCAAACCACCGCAGCAAACATAGCGGGTCAAGCAGGCCAATTTGGGCAAGCGATGGGCGCCAACATTATTGGTGCTGGCAACGCGCGTGCGTCAGGCTATATAGGCGGCGCAAATGCGTTGTCTAACGCGGTGAGCCAAGGGTTAAATTACTACCAAAATCAAGATTTGATGAATTTGTATAGGCAAAACGCTGCCAATCAAATGACAGCCCGTGACTTTTCGACACCGGTAAGTGGCCCGACTACTTATTGGAAATCCCCAACACAACAATCTTAAGCGGCGCTTTTAAGTAAGGTTTAATCATGGCACAGATTGATACGTCTATTGCGATGGGTTTTCGGCCGGTTCAAATTGAATCGCCGATAAACCAAATGGCTGCTATGGCGCAACTTGAAGGGATGCAACAACAGCGTCAACAAAACGCGTTGAAGATGCAGGAGTATCAGCGCGGTATGCAGCAGCGCAATGCGTTGGCCACTATTCACGCCGACCCTAAGATAAAAATTGGGTCGCCAGAATATTTAACTCGCGTTCAGCAAGACGCGCCAGATTTATTTGAAGGCGTAGTTACCCGCGCGCAACAGCGGGCCAAATTAGAGGAAGATATAGAAGAGCGCCAGTTTAAAAACGCCGAGCGCAAGTTTGGCATGTTTAAGACGTTAGTGCCCAGCATCCAGAACGAGTACGACGTTGTCGAGTACACACGCGCAGCGTATAGCGACCCTGACTTAAAACCTTATCTTGAAGCAATACGTCCGCTTGAGCGCGCAATTGAAGTTAACACTGCGGAGTTTTACCGCGATCCTGACAATTGGCGGATGCAAGCTACAGAGGCTGATCCGCAAAAAATCTTCGCGTTTGCGCAGGAAAGAAGAAAAGCCGCACGTGAAGAAGCAGATTACACCGCGCCGAAACCGAAAGAAATTGATGTTGGCGGTCGAATTGAGTTTAGAGACGTTAACCCACGCAGCAACACTTTTGGTCAAGTAGTTGGGCCGGAAACTATCACCAAAACGCCTGCGCCTGCCGCACCTAGCAAAGTTGTTCAACTGCAGTCTGAATTAGCTAACGCAGAAAAAACTTATGGTGTAAATAGCCCGCAGGCCAAACAGATTCGCGATGAAATTGAACAAGAGACTGGCGGACTAGAGCGCCAGCGGATTGCTATTGACCGGTATCGTTCGCGTAAAGGCGAAGGTGGCGGGGCAAACGCGCCCGGCCCCGGCACTAAGCTGGAAAAAGGCGAGCGTTGGAACGCCGAAGAGCAGCGTATCGAGACGGTGCCAGGCAGCAAGCTGTTCGTCGCGCAATCAGGCGCTCACGGTAAAGATAGAGCCGCATTAGTTGCGGTTGAAACAAAAACTAAGTCCGCCGTTAATAAGATAAACGAAATCTTAGACCCTAAAAACGCGACTGGTTTTGACGCTAACTTTAGTAGCACCGTACCTTACAGTGGTTTTGTTACCGGCCGCCTTGCGCCTGACAGCCGTCGCCGTATCGAAAGCCTAAAGTCTGACATGAAGGCCGCCGGGTTGGAATTGATTCGTGCTGGTGGTCAATCGATTGGCCAGATTACCGAGCGCGAATGGCCTATCTTAGAAAATATGATCGCCGGTATTAGCCCTGAAATGACGCCTGCAGCCGCCCGCGCAGAGTTTAAGAAAGTGGCTGCGTACATGGAGCGGCTAAAAGATAACGCCAAGGAAGCATATCAAACTGAATGGGGCGACACGCAATACTTTAAGCCCGTGCAAGGTGATAAGCCTTCACGCGAACTAACTGCGCAAGATAAAGAAGCCCTAAAGTGGGCAAACAACAACCCTAAAGACCCCAGAGCAGCGCAAATTAAACAGCGGCTTGGAGTGAAACCATAATGGCTGGATTTGATCCTGATGCGTATCTTGCAGCGCCTCCAAAAGCGTTTGACCCGGATGCGTATCTGCAATCTTTACCAGAAGTCGTCGTTACCGCAGACCGCGATGACGTACCTGCGCCTCGCGGGCAACCTCCGGCGTGGGCTAAAGATTACCCTGAGCTGTACCAAGGCGCGCGTACCGCCCGAGAGGCACTTGGCCCAACCGTAGAAGCATTAGGTGCTGTGGGCGGCGCGGTCGCGGGCGCGCCTGCTGGCCCCGGCGGTGCTGTATTAGGTTCGGCGACTGGTTACGGCGCAGCGTCTGGTCTGCTACGTCAGGCTGACATTGCGCTGGGCAACATCCCTGACATGACGCCAGCAGAAGGAATTACCGCTGGCACACGTGATTTGCTGGTCGGCGCTATCTTTGAAGCGGGCGGTCGCGTGGCGGCGCCTTACATCGACAAAGCTCTGCAGATGGGTGGTCGTGGCCTTGGCTGGCTGTACGACACGCTGTCCGGCCAGATCGGTACGCAGAAAGCGGCCAGAATTCTGCGCGACTCATTAGGTGTAGACATAGGGGCGGCGCGCGCGTTAGCTCGCAGCTCACCGACAGACGTGACCGCCGCGCAATCGATTGCTGGCTTGACGTCGCCTACTACGCAGGCGCTGCTTGAGCGGGCGGCCAAACGTGACCCTCGCTACTTGATGACGACCGCTGAAGCGCAGGAAGCTGCACGGCTAAACCAGCTTGCTGAGCTGGCTGGCGCCGAGACGCAAGCGGGCGCGAGAACCGCGCAAGGCGAAGCCAAAAAAGAGCTGCGCAATCGATTGATACCACAGCTTGAAGTCGAGATGGCGGCGGCCAACACTGCTGGCCAGCTAAAGCCTGTCTTGGAGGCGCAAGCCGAGCGTATGGGCGCGGTGGCAGCAGAGAAGGTCGGCGACGTACGCCGCATGGCGCCTGCTGCTGAGCGGTTGGCTAGAGCGGGTAGCGAAAGAGGCGCAATCGAGCGCGGTATGCCTGTGCCGGGACGTTACACTTATGAAGGAGAGTTGGCTGAACGTGCTGCACGGGTTGCAGATGACGCAGCTAAAGGTTCCCTAGTGTTTGGTGAAGCGTCTCGTTTTGCGACTGCTGCGGCAGATAGTCTGGCTGCCCATAATTTAACGCCGCTTAAGATTGATAAAGTTACCGCGTACATAGATAACATATTAGCTGATCCTAAATTAGCCCCAGGCAACCGCGATCTAGTGCGTTTGCTTAATATGACCAAAAACGATCTTATTAAGTGGACAAACGCAGGCGGGGTCATTGATGCGTATGCGGTAGACACGCTCCGTAAAAATTTAAACGCTAACGCCCGCCGCATAGCGGGGCCAGATCCTATTGCGCAAAAAGAATTGGCGTCCAAAGTTAGCCAAAGTGTTAACCCCGTTTTGGTTGACGCAATTGAAGCCGCTGGCGGAACAGGTTATCGTGCGTATCTTGATGCGTACTCGCAGGGCTTGAAAGCCGTCAGTGAGAAGAAGATGTCGGCCAAAGCGCTGCAGATGTACCAGACCGACCCGAAAGCGTTCGTTAAACTGGTTGAAGGCAACAGCCCGAAAGAAGTCGAAAAGGTCTTTGGTTCAGGCAGCTACGACATCGCCAAAGAGATGAGCGACAAGGCGATGACAACCTTGAAAGGCGTTGCAGGCGAACTCAAGCGCGACGTTCGCGTAGGCGAGCAGGCGGCGGCTGGCCGCGAAGCGTTGCGAGACCTGCTAGAAGCTAACGTATCTAAATTTAGACTGCCAAATTTTGCGTTTAGCCGCACCGCTACTGCGTCCAACACTGCGTTGGACGTATTGGAAAGAAAGTTAGGTCGAAAAGTCATGGATACGTTGACGGAAGCGTCCAAGTCTGGTCAAGATATGGCTAGGCTGTTAGATACGCTACCGGCTGTGGAGCGCAAAGCTGTCTTGCGTGCGCTGAACAACCCGCAGGAATGGATGGTGATTCCTAAAGAGGCTAAAGGTGCTACGGTGAATCTTTTAGCGCCAGAAAACCGAAACGAGTTGAGGAAATAAATGGCATCCCTAACCCCAACACCCAAGCAGCAGTTCTTTGACGCCAACGGGAATCCGTTAGTCGCCGGTAAGGTCTACACCTACGCCGGGGGCACGACGACACCGATTGCGACGTTCACGGATCAGGCGGGCAGCAGCACCAACACGAACCCAATTATTCTTGACGCGCGCGGCATGGCCAACATTTGGTTGCAGCCGACGATTGCGTACAAGTTCTTAATCACCGACTCGAACGACGTCACGCAGTACACCACCGATAACATCCTGGTGCCTGTCGACAACCTGTCGTTCGGCTCACCGCCAGCGATTGGTAACGTCGCGCCCAACAGCGGTGCGTTCACCACTCTGTCAGCTACGCTGGACGTTACGTTCTCCGGCACCGGCTACGTGCAGATGCCCGTGGGGGCAACGACCGATCGTCCAGCCGTGCCAGCAGAAGGCATGTTCCGGTACAACAGCACGGAAGACATCTTCGAGGGCTACACCAACGGCGAGTGGGGCCAGGTAGGCGGCGCAGGCGCAACCGGTAACGGGCCTGATGAAGTCTTCTACGAGAACGACCAGACGGTGACGTTGAGTTATACAATCCCGTCGACCAAGAATGCCATGTCGACCGGCCCGATCACGTTAGGCGCTGGCTTCGTTGGCAGCGGCAGCATTGCAGGCACCACGTTGACAGTCGACACCGCAACCTCTGGCGCTTTAGGTGTGGGCTCGATCATTGCAGGTTCGGGCATTACCGCAGGCACGACGATTACACAGTTGGGCACAGGCACTGGTGGCATTGGTACGTATACGGTCGATGTATCGCAGTCAGCGTCGATCACTGCGATTACTGCGGCGGTGATTGTGACGGTGTCGTCTGGCGCTCGGTGGGTTGTACTTTGAAAGGTAAATTATGGCTTCTTTAGTTCTCTCAGGCGATACATCCGGTTCGATTACGGTATCGGCTCCTGCTGTCTCTGGCAGCAATACGCAGACGTTGGTAGCGACCACAGGTACGTTAGCACCGATTGTGTCTGGTACTGCAATTACGCTGACCAACCAGACTGCTCCTGACTTCACAGGCATCCCGTCGTGGGCTAAACGGATTACTTTGACGTTTTCAAGTGTCAGTACAAACGGTACTGCTCCACCCTTGATTCAAATAGGTTCTGGATCGTATGCAACGTCTGGATACTTGGGTGCTAACTCAGTTATTGCTGCGTCTAGTGTAGCAACTGTTGTTTTTACTACAGGTTTTGGGATAGGCGTAAATACTAGTAATTGGTCTGCGGCTACCGTAGTAAATGGGTCTATCACACTAAGTTTGCATAACGGCAATACTTGGACTTGTTCTGGTTCAGTAGGGACATCAACAGGTACAGCGATATTTCTTACTTCTGGCTCGTCTGGAACTGCTATTTCTGGCGCGTTAGACCGGGTACGCATTTATAGCGACGGCACTCAGCAGTTTGACGCTGGCACCATCAACATAATTTACGAGTAGAGGTCATCATGGCTGGAACTATCGTAGCAGATACCATTCAGGCAGACAGTACAAGTACGCTGGTGCTAAAGAACGGTGTAGCGAACACACCACCGACGATTCAAGATAACGCAGGTACGCAAATTGGTACGTTCTGTCGCGCCTGGGTGAACTTTAACGGTACAGGTACTGTCGCTATTCGTGCGTCGTTTAATGTGACAAGTATTACGGATAATGGTACTGGTGACTATACGGTTAACCTTACGACCGCAATGCCTGATGCGAATTATTCTCCAGTTATAGCATCACAACTTGACCAAACCGGCGGCCCGGGTAATGCAACTATAGGCTCTGGTATTTATAGAACTGCTGGTGCTTTGTCTACTGGATCGTTTAGATTTTATGCGGCTTATTCAACCTCTGGTGGACAAGCGCAAGCCGATATGACAACACTTTCAGTTGCAGTATTCCGCTAATAAGGACTAACAATGGACAAGCGCATAATTTATCCTAATGACGATGGTGGCATTTCCATCATCATCCCTGCGGAATCGGTTGAAGTAGCTATAAAAGACATCCCTGCTGGCAAGCCTTGGAAGATTATCGATGCGGCTGACATTCCGGCTACACGCGAATTCCGTGACGCTTGGACGGCTGACTTTACTGAGGTGACTGAATGATCTCGATAGACTTTTCAAAGGCACAGTCGATTACTAAAGATCGGCTTCGTGCTGAACGTACACCACTTCTAGCAGCTCAAGATGTCGCATTTCAACGTGCGCTAGAGGCTAATGGCGATACATCGGCGATTGTGGCTGAGAAACAGCGTCTGCGTGATATTACGGCTCAAGTGGATACTTGCACGACTTTGGATGAACTAAGAGTTTTAAGTTGCGTTGTGCCAGTGGTTGAAACTGTGGTTGAACCTGTGGTTGAGCCTGTAGTCGAGCCAGAGCCTGTTGCGGAACCTGCACCAAAGCCTACACCTGAAGGAGAAGCATAATGTCAGTCGTTATTAACGGTAGCGCAGGTGTTACGACGAACAGCGGTGCTGTGTATGACAGCCTGCAAAGAGATACAGCCAAAGCATCGACTAGTGGTACGTCGATTGACTTTACAGGCATACCGTCGTGGGTCAAGCGGGTTACAGTAGTATTTAACGTCGTAAGCACAAATGGCACAAGCAACCCTTTAATCCAAATTGGCTCTGGTTCTGTGACTACTTCGGGGTATACCGCAAGAGCTTCAGTTATTTCCGGAACTTCTGTTCAAGAAGCTACTTACACAACTGGATTTGGAATTAACAGCGCAAACGCAACAAACACTTACACAGGACAGTTAATTTTAGTAAATCTGACTGGCAACACTTGGGTTTGTTCTTCGGTAATTGGAGGGGCGGCTACATGGTTTGCTACAGGAGTTATTGCACTTTCTGGCGTGCTTGACAGAGTCCGTATTACCACAGTCAACGGCACAGATGCTTTTGACAACGGCACTATCAATATCATTTATGAGTAAGCGATGGATTCACAAGTCTTATTCAACATCGCAGTAGCGATTGCGGGCTTCTTCGGCGGGTGGATACTGAACAACATCCATCGCTCGATCGACCGGCTGGACACCGACGTGCGCGCTATGCCGCACGTCTACGTTACCCGTGAGGACTACCGCGACGACATGCGCGAAGTGAAGGACATGCTGGGTAAGATTTTTGATCGGCTAGAGGCCAAGCAAGACAAGTGAGGTGGATCCGCTAACCTTACTGGCGGCGGCTAACGCTGCAGTCGCCGCAGTCAAAAAAGGCTGCGAGCTGTACAAGGACATCAAGAACGCCAGCGGCGAGGTGTCCGACGTATTAAAGGATTTGCGTGCGCAGTTCGATAAGGTAACGGGCGGTAATCCGACAGTTGAGCAGAAGCAGAAGTACAACGCCGAGGTGCAGCGCGTCCAGGAGATCGCCAAGGCTGACCCGAACGACACCTACACCGAGATCGGTGAGCAGCTCGGCAAACTGATGGACAGCTACGACGCGCTGAGTAAGGCGCTGTTGGCTGAGCAGGTAGAAGGCAAGAAAGTGTACAAGGGTGAGGAGAGCATCGGT